CACGTTACAGCTCTCAATATTGAGCTGTACACAGAAAACAAATCACTTGCAGATGAGGCTAAAGTTGAGGCGATGCTTTCCAACTATGGACTCTTCTGGAATAAATCAGAATCGTACATCACTTCGGAAAAAATGTACGAAGTGCTGTATGAAATGGAGGTCTTAATAAATGGCTAATAAAGTCAAATACGGTCTGCGTAATGTCTATTATGCAATCGCTACTGATGACGGCACAGGCACGCTTACATATGCAACACCTGTACCGATTAAAGGCGCGGTAAATCTCACAATGGACGCAGAAGGTGACACAACACCATTCTACGCAGACAACATCACATATTTCAGCACCACAGCCAACAACGGCTACAGCGGTACTCTGGAGGTGGCACTGATTCCAGATTCTTTCCGCACTGATGTGCTTGGTGAAATTGCAGACACAAAAGGTGTCTTCATCGAAAAGACAGGCACACCGACTGTAGAATTTGCGCTTCTCTTTCAGTTTGAAGGCGATGCAAACGCTACTCGCCACCTCTTTTATAGATGCACAGCAAGCCGTGCCTCCGTGAACGGAGCAACGGTAGAAGCATCTGTAGAGCCTCAGACCGAAACACTGAATCTGACAGCGATGGCTAGAATAAATGACGATCTGATTAAGGCAAGATGCACACCAGAACAGGCTACAGAGTATAACGCTTGGTTTACAACGGTTTACGAGCCGACTCTGTAAACGAATAACTGAGAGGAGACACAGGAGATGGAAAAGAACATTGATGTAGGCGGTAAATTAGTACCGTTTAAAGCTACTGGAGCAACACCAAGAATCTATAGACGGCTGTTTGACCGTGACATTTTTGCGGACATGAGCAGTTTGACAAACGCTATCCAAGCAGGTGGCACGCTCGGCACGGTGAGTCTTGAGCTGTTTGAAAACATCGCATATTGCATGGCAAAACAGGCAGATGCAAGTATTCCAGACGAGCCGGATGCATGGCTTGACAGCTTCGATGTTCTTTCCATCTATCAGATTTTGCCTCAGATTTTTGAGCTGTGGAATCTCAACCAGTTTCAGCTTGAGACTCCAAAAAAAAACAACGAGGAACAGAGCGCAAGCTAACCACTGCGCTCTTTCTTCTCCGATGCTGTGAGCTAGGTCTTTCAATGACTGATTTAGACCTGCTTGACATCGGCATGATAAATGATATGTGGACGGAGCGTGCAAATGATTCCGTTGAATATGCTGAAGTAGCTACACAGGCTGACTTCGATAAATTCTAAACATGCATGCAAAGGAGGAGCTGTATGGCAGGTGGCAAGATTAGAGGCATCACGATTGACATTGGTGCTGACACAAGTAAATTCACCGAGTCTCTCAAGAGGATGGACTCCTCCATTAAAGATACACAGAAGCAGTTAAAAGACGTAAACAAACTGCTTAAACTTGATCCAACAAACATTGACCTTTTACGGCAGAGGCATGAGCAGTTAGGCAAAGCAGTAGAGGAGACCAAAAACAAACAGAAGGCGCTCAAGGACGCTTTGAAAGAAGCTCAGAATGCCGGAGATACAGAAGAGGCGAGGAAACAACAGGACGCACTCCAAAGAGAGCTGATTGAGACAACAGCCAACTTGAAACAGCTCTCAGACGAGTACAGCAAATCTTCTCCGAGGCTCGCACAGTTTTCTGAGGTAGCCGGGCAGGTCGCAGACAAGACCAAAGGCATCAGCACAGCCGGAGCAGGTGTAGTAGCCGGGATGGTGGCAATGGCTTCCAAATCCGCAAGCACAGCAGATGACCTTGCTACACTTGCAAACCAGACAGGATTTACTGTCGAAGAGCTTCAGAAGATGCAGTATGCGTCAAGCTTTATTGATGTATCAATGGAGTCAATGACAGGCTCTGTCACCAAGCTGACCAAGAACATGGCAAGCGGTTCTGAAGTGTTTGACACTCTTGGAATCTCTATCACGGATGCGAACGGCAACATGAGAGATGCTACAGACGTCTGGTATGACTCTCTAGAGGCTCTCTCACAGGTCACAAACGAGACAGAGCGTGACCAGTTGAGCATGGAGCTTTTCGGCAAGAGTGCAATGGAGATGGCAGGTATCGTTGATGACGGCGGTGCTTCTCTGAAGGCACTCGGAGACGAGGCAGAAAGCACTGGACTGATTATGTCCGGGGAAGCTGTCGCAGGTGCGGTGGCTTTCAACGATCAAATGGACAGGTTGAAGAACACCACACAGCAAGCGTTTTTCACGCTTGGCGCAACGCTTGCAGAAACGCTTGTACCTGTCATGCAGACGATTGTAGACAAGATTGTACAGCTTCTGTCATGGTTTGGCTCTCTTGATGGAAGCATACAAGTCATCATCATGGCGATTGCCGGAGTCATAGCGGTAATCTCTCCGCTTGCGTCATTCCTGTCTTCACTCATGACTATCATCTCTGTGGTAAGTACGGTGGTGGCAGGTCTGTCATCAGCATTCCTTGGATGGGTGGCAGTCGGAGCAATCGTAGTGGCTACGGTCATTATGATTATTAAGCACTGGGACGAAATCAAGGAAGGCGCACGGCAACTTTGGGAGGCTGTCAAAGAAGGATTTACCGCAATCAAGGAAATCATTTCTGAAAGCTTCAACAAAGCAAAAGAGGCTACCATGAATGCATGGAATGCTATCAAAACCGCAGTGAGCAATGTAATCAATGGTATCAAGTCAACCATCACAGGCGGTCTTAATTCAGCATATAGCACGGTCTCAAACATCTTTAACCGCATAAAATCAACCATACAGAATGTCATGAACACAGCAAAGAGCATAGTGACAGGAGCAATCAATGCGATCAAAGGTGTATTTAATTTCTCTTGGTCACTTCCTCCGCTGAGACTGCCTCACATCAGCATCAGTGGTGGCTTCTCACTGAGACCTCTGCAAGTACCGCATTTCTCTATTGACTGGTACAAAAAAGCTTATGACAATCCTGTTCTGTTTAATTCACCGACCGTCTTGCCGACTGTCAACGGACTCAAAGGCTTTGGCGATGGCAACGGAGCTGAGATAGTCATGGGCGAGAGCTACCTGCGCAATCTTGTAGGCTCAGCCGGACAGACAAACACATTCAACATCTATGCACAGCCGGGAATGGATGCACAGGATATAGCGCATGAAGTTGAGAAAATTCTTGTACGGCAGAGCAACAGCAGAAAGGCGGTGTTCCAGTAATGAGACAGATTCTGACTATCAATGGGAAACCGCTGTCTGACTTCGGCACATACTATGACGGAGCTGAGTGGTGGCGCATCCCGGAAAGGGACATTGATACAATCACTGTTGCAGGTAGAAGCGGTGACCTCATCATTGACAACAATCGCTTTAACAACATCAGCATTCCGTTTAACTGCTTTATCAAATCGAATTTCAGAGGCAACTATACAGCGTTAATCAATTACCTCATGTCTCTCCGAGGCTATCAGCGTATCGAAAGCAACGAACAGCCGGATGTATACCGCATGGGTATAGTGCATGCAAGCATACAGCCGGAGATGCTCGCACAGAATCGTAAAGGCACGTTTGAAATTGAAATTGATTTCAAGCCTCAGAAATGGCTGAAACAGGGCGAATCTGTAATAGACATTGAATCATCCACAACGCTTTATAATCCTTCTCGGATGGCTTCTAAACCGCTGATTATGGTCACTGGCACAGGCACAATCACAGTCAACGGTGAGCCAATGGAGCTGACAGCGAATACTGGCAAGACCTTCATTGACGCAGAAACACAAGACTGCTATGAAGGCACGATTAACCGCAATGGCGATCTGGTCTTGACTGGAGAGGACATACCGAGCCTCACAGCCGGAGAAAACACAATCACTTACACAGGCTTTACGGCTGTACAGATTATTCCAAGGTGGTGGCAGTTATGATCCCAATTTTACTGGACGATACAAAGAGCCTCACGGCTTTACTGGCTGACCACAGCAACGGTCTCGGCAGATTAAACGCAATCACCTGCACTGTGGACGAGGAGCGCAATGGACTGTATGAGATGACCATGACGCTATCCATTGACGATAAGCATTATGCTGACCTGCACACAGGTTCAATCATCAGAGTAAAAGCCGGAGAGAGCGCAGGCTTGCAGATGTTCAGAGTGTACCGCATTTCCAAGCCGTTAAACGGCATTGTAACTGTGGACGCTCGCCACATCACCTATGACCTCGCCAAAGCTCCTGTGCTTCCATTTAGCTCCACAGGAGCAAATGCAACAATGCGTGCGCTTGTATCTCATCTCGGAGACACTTACGAATTCTCAGCCGAGTCTGACATAGTCAGCACAAGCTCATTTAATTTGGACATTCCTAGAGCTTTTCGGGAGTGCCTTGGTGGCTACCAGGGAAGCATTCTGGACGTATTCGGAGGAGAATACGAATGGGACAATCTGACAGTCAAGCTCTTGGCTCACAGAGGCTCTGACAATGGCTATGCGATCAAGTACGGCAAGAATCTCACAGACCTCCAACAGGAAGAAAACATTGAAAGTGTGTACAATGCCGTCTTAGGTTATTGCACACGGAATGACGAGGCCACCACAGGCACGGTCATTAAAGCCACAGCAGGCACAGCTCCGAAAGTCAAAATTGTTGATTTTTCATCTGAATTTGATGACAACAACACACCGACTGTGGCGAAGCTTAACGCACTGGCACAGGCATACATTGACCGCAATAACATAGGTGTTCCTCATGTTAATCTCAAAATCTCATTTGTTGGACTGTGGGAGACTGATGAGTATAAGGATGTTGCTATTCTGGAGCGAGTCAATCTGTGTGACACAGTTCATGTGCAGTTTGAAAAGCTCGGAGTAAACGCAACAGCCAAAGTCATTGCCACAACGTACGATGTAATCAATGAGAGATATACGGAGCTTCAGCTCGGAGACGCACAGACATCTTTAAACGATCTAATCCGGGAAACAGCCACATCTGCTGTTGAACAGGATGACGCAAAAGACTTTCTGAGCAGTTACATACAGAGTTTTACAGACATCATCACCAATTCACTTGGACTGTTTACGAGCCGTGTACAGAAAGAAAACGGAGGCTATCAGTATTACCTCCACAACAGACCAGTGCTGTCAGAGTCACAGTACCAGTGGACAATCAACGCAGGTGGTTTCGCACTGTCCACAGACTACGGTCAGACATGGACAGCAGGTATAGACTCGCAGGGCAATGCGGTGTTTAATTCGCTGAGCGCAAACATCATCAGAGCGATGGAGATGTACGGTGCTACTATCGTCTTCGGCACAAACAAAACCGTCACAGCAAGCTCGCTTGCCAATGGTATACAGTTTAAAGGCGAAGGCAGTATCTACAACTACACGCTCGGTCAGTGGATGGGAGTCAACTATCAAGATGCTAACTACACTGTCACGGCTAATCAGCTCTCACTGTTCACAAACGATGACCGCAACACTGCGCAGATGTTCAATTTTGACGCTAACGGTGGAAGCGCAAACTATGTCAATTTGAACTGTGACAAAGAGACAGGGAATACACAGCTCACAATCAGCAACACAGGTCAAAATACATTGACGCTCAACCACAGCGACACACAAAACAGCACAACCATCACCAACAGAGACGTTAACAACGCAAACGCAAATGCCAACAGCTTGACTATGAATTCTGGAGCGTCCAATTATACATTGATCCAGAACGGAGCGAATGACGGCTATCTTGCCAACAGAATACAGCTCATGCAAGAAAGCACTGGCAATACTGTGGATTTTAACAACTACGGAGAAGATGGTCAGCTTGCCAATAAGCTTGGCATGACTCACAACGCAAGCGGAAACTCTATCGGACTGTATAACTATGACTCTAGTGGTCAGATTCTCGGTAATTGCAATGTGACTAACGGTGAATTCCAAGCAGGTTACGGAGACACATCCTATTTGCACATCAACGATAACGGCTATTGGTACGTTAAAATTGCCGGAGATGGCGCATATAAAACAGGTTGGATTGACATAAAAGATGGGGATGGAGTTTACCACAAGCTCCTTGGTCTTGTTAATGATTAAAGTCAATATGATTCCTAAGACTAATGTGACCATGCTGACATGCTCACAGGGAGACACCACACTCCGCAAATGGACACTGTCCATGTACAACGGCAGTCAGCCTTGGCAGATTGATTTTGACGCAGTCAATCTCATTTGTAGCAAGGGTGCGACTGTTCCCGGAACAATAGACGGCACTACAGTGGTGGTTGACGCTACTGCCGAGCTGACAGCCAAAGCAGGAGCATTTGCATGCATGCTTGAATTCACCAAAGACACTCAGATACTGCACTCACAGACATTCATGCTGATAGTGGAGGCTTTATGATTACTCAAACATATTCACTTGATCTAATTCCAAATTTTGCACCATTGGTGGTACACGTTAGCCAGTACGATGTTGGAAGCCGTACGCTTGTGTTTAATCTGACCAAGAGCGGTGTAGCTTACAGTGGAAGCGCAACAGGAGCAACGATAAAAGGCACGAAGCCAGACGGCACTGGATTCATGTACAGCATGACGCTTGACGGCTCTACAGCCTCCATTGTGGTCACCGAGCAGATGACTGCGGTAGCCGGGATGACCACATGCGAGGTGGTTCTCACAGACGGCACAGCGGTGCTTGGCAGTGCCAATTTTACGTTGTTTGTGGAACACACTGCACTGGACTCTGAGACGGTTATATCAGATACGGATATTCCAATCTTTGAGGAGCTGACCAGACAGGCACAGGAATACGCACAGCAAGCGAGAGAGAGTGCTGAGAGCATCGATGTCTCTGCGCTTGAGGCGGAGATAGCTTCTAAAGCTCCTTCGGTCTCTCCAACGCTTAAATTCGCCATCATGGCGAGCGTAGACGGCAATTCTAATCCGCATGCAGAGTTTAGGACAATGGGAAGCTCTCCAAGCAAAAGCGTAGGCTTTGCGGTCTACGATGAAAACGGCAACGGGACATACTACGATCTGATTAAAGGAGACGGCACACGCTATTTTGCAACCGTGCCGGAATTGGCTCTAAAAGCTCCGTTAGACTCACCTGCGCTGACAGGCACACCGACATCAACCACAACAGCAAAAGCGAATAACAGCACACGAATAGCCACAACAGCATATGTTAAAAGCAATCTGGCAGACTATGCACCGCTTGACTCACCTGCGCTGACAGGCACACCGACAGCACCGACTGCGTCTGTAGGCACAGCCACAACACAGGTTGCATCGACTGAATTTGTAGCAAACGAGCTTGCCAATGCACTGTATTACAAGAGCGGTGACACGTTTAGCACCATATCACTCATCAACGCAGATGGAATGATTACATACGGAAATAGAAATCTGTTTTTTACCCTTTCTGTTGATAAATTAATGAGTAACATCAGCTCAATCACTGTCACAGCTTGCAACGGCAGTGTGCGAGGCATTGGAGGCTATATCAACGGAGCAGATAACAATAACTATAACTGGCTTGCAAACGCTACAGTAACAGCCACAAAAGCAAGCGATAGATTGGTCAGAATCACCTGCTCAAGCTCAACAGCGTTTACGAATGCCACAGTCAATACTCCGACTACATTCTACGGAACAGTCACGCTGACATTCGCATGAGACCAGATGATTTTATTGAGCAGTACTACGGCAAAGCGATAGACCATGACGGTGCTTTCGGTGTGCAATGCGTAGACCTTTATCGTGTATTCTGTGAATGGGCAGGTATGCGTGCATATCCAACAGGAACAGGATGGGCAGACGGCTATTGGATAAACCGATACAATCAGCCGGAGAGCTACAATAACTTTGATTTCATTGCTGATGCCGGACAGCTCCAAAAAGGTGACTGGTGTTTCTGGAGGCAAGGAAGCTCATGCCCAAGCTCGCATGTGGCTATGTTTGTTGAGTACAACGGAGACGGCACAGCCAAGTTTTTCGGACAGAATCAAGGCGGTGACCGAAGCGCATGCATAGTCAACATACCGCTAGACATCTGCGGAGCGTTTCGGTGGAAAGGATGGGGAAAGAGCATGACAGTGTATACACAGGCAACGGTGCTTGTTAATAATCTCAACATCCGGGAAGCACCGACTCTAAGCGGAGCAATCAAAAAACAGGCTATGAGAGGCGAGACATACGATGTGTATGGATTCGTGCAGAGAGATGGCTACATGTGGCTACAGCTTGCGGATGGATGGATGGCATGCACAGAAGAGTGGGTACAGCTTTCAGACAACGGCACAGACGATCTAGAGAAGAAGATTGACGGTCTGCTGTACATTATCGGCAAAGCGTCCAGAGAGCTTGAGACGGCTCTGAAAACGCTGAGAGGAGAGTAACATGAAGCTCAAAAACGAAACATACGATTTACTCAAACGAATCTGCACAGTGTGGCTACCTGCATTGGCTACACTGGTCATCGCTCTCGGCAAGATTTGGGGATGGGAGCATGCGAGCATGGTGAGCGCAACAATCACGGCTGTGGCAACATGCCTCGGCACAATCCTAAACGTAAGCTCAAGCAACTACTGGAATGGATTAGGATAATGGACATCAATATATCTGTTGCTTACCTGCTCTGGATTATCGGAGGCATAACGGCTGTCATAGGCTTTGGAAAGATGGCATTGAAGCCATTCCGGGAAATTGATGACCATGAACGGAGAATCACCAAACTGGAGAAAACACGCATAGAGCGTACCGAAACCGACAGGCTGATACTCAAGTGTCTGAATGCTCTCATCAATCACAGCATTGACGGAAACGATGTAGACGATCTAAAAGCCGTGAGAGACGAGATGCAAAATACGATTATCGAACACCATAAATAAGGAAGAGAGGCTAGATGCCTCTTTTTTTATTGTTTGTGTAAATACCTAAAGAAAGTAGTTGACGGATACTTCAGAAGGTGTATAATGGAATCATCAAGGGAGGTCATTGAGGATGACAAACACAGAAAAGCTCGTAAAGGCACAGGAAAAGCTCACAAAGAAAGAAGCACTGCTTAAGAAGTATATTGTGAAGGCAGAAAAAATCACAGCTCAGATTGAGGCTAAAGGTTGGTCAGTCTCCGCAGGTAAGTATCAGAAGCATGATGCTGATGGATATATGAGAACTGATGAAGCAAGAGAGTGCTATTTCACTTTCTGCGATCTGGAAGAAGCTGAGGAGCGCATTGAGGCTACACGGGATGCAATCGAAGAGCAGAAACGCATCATTGAAAAATGGCAGAGTGCTGTTGAAGCTGAAAAGGCTAAAGCAAAGAGAATCGCATTTGAATACCCGAAGGAATTCAATGAATTCCGTGACAATCTGGTCAACGCTTGGACAAAGCAGGACCTCAACAGAAAAGCGAAGCTCCTCAAGGCTCATGAAGAGATGGAGTACAAAGCCTTCTATCAGAAATTCGGACGCACAGCTTACAACATCATGCACTCCACTGAGGAAGACTTCAGAAAGGCAAACGAGAGAAGCGCAGACGCACTAATCCTTAATCTCTGGAACAGAGTGAAGGAAAAGACTGGAACACCGACAGCCTACAATCTGTATCTGGAAAATGGCAACGAGTGGGAAGGTGTAGTGCTCAACGGCACAGTCAAAGGCACAGACGGAATCGCAAGAGTAGAGAGCATCTACGCAGGTGGCTACAACATTCAAAAATTCCACATCCGCACACTGGTCAAGTAAAGCACGAAAGGTCAGCCTCCCACCAAAAGCGGAGGCTCAAAGAAAAGGAGAAATGATATGGAAATCACAGCAAAGCAGTACACACAGGCTCTCAAGAAATACAACGAAATCATGAATGACCTCGGATATGAACACAACATGATAGGCGATGTTCTTTCCGAAGGCACAGCCAACTGGAATCTTCGGGACATGGTAGCTGAGTGCGATTACACTCTGTCAACGTACTATGAGTACGGTCACTACAATGGTGAGATGCGTTTCTCCGATGACGCTGACGAAAGAAGACTGTGGGCATCTCAAGTAGGAAAGCTCAAGCGCTTCATTGCTCACTGGTCTCCGTACATCGAAGACATGGTGTGCGCAGAAGGTCACTGCTCACAGTATGACAATGAGCAGACACAGCCGGAGGAGGAGTACACAGGCAAGCACTACGTTGGCGAAATCGTCAGCCACAAGGGCGGAGACATGGAGCATGAATGCATCGTCACAGCAGTGTGGTGCGTAGATGGCAAGAACGGCATCAGCATCAAGCCAACAGGCAACTACGGCTTTGAAGTAGACCTCTACGAGGAACAGCTCTAGATCAAAAACGGTTAGCCAGTCACCGAAAGCACTGGCACACAGGAGGAGAAGAAAATGGAGAAGTACTACAGAGTCAGATTCTACACACAGCAGAACAACGAGCGCACGCATTATGTTGTTGATGTCTTCGCCAAGACAAAGGCAGAGGCTCTCACAATTGCCCGGAATGACTGGAGCAACGATGCACGCAGATTCGGCATCACAGCAGAAGCAGTAGCAGACGGTGACAGCATCTACGGCGGTCTCACAAAGCTGAGAGGAGAAAAAGAATGAAACAGTACAGAGTAAAGCCGGAATTTGAGGAGCTGTGGGGAACATCCACAGACACAGTCATCAGCGAGGAGGAAGTGAAGCGTCTCGCAAAGGAATGGGACAAGCCGGAGGAAGAGCTGAAGGAACAGCTTGAGGAGGTAGAAATGAGATTGCCATGGAACACCACAGCAGACAGGCTGAGATTCGTCCAGAGCAAGCTCGGACTCAATCAGAGAGAGCTGAGCGTCTATGCAGGTGTATCAACTAGAATCGTCAACCAGTGGATAAACGGCACGCACAAGTGTTCAGAATTCGTGTGTGAGCTGATTGAGCGTGTAGCCGAGACCGATGCCAAAGCACTGGAAGCAGATGGGCCGACAAGCAAGATGCTGAGGTGGGCAGTGATTGACGATAGAGGCAGTGACGTATTCATCACCTACCATGGATGTAAAGCGGACGCTCTCCGTGATGCTGAGAAGCAGTGGAGCAGACTGACCAAGTACGAAAAGGAGCGTGACTGCAAGAGCTTCTCGGTGGCTCTGATAAGCTGTGCA